TTTGGATTCGTGACAAAAAACGCATCACGCTCCACTGTTGTTGCAAAATAAAGATCGTCTGCGATAACTCCACCGCTACCGCCACCGCCGCCGCTGTATACTAAGCTCATTTTAAGCTCCTTTAGTTAAGCATCCTTGCTGTTTAATCCTGTTTAATTTAGTTTTTAACTGTTAAAAGCTAAATTGCTTTTTAATTGGTTTACGCTGTTTCTAGGTCGGAAGTGCAAAACATAGTGGCTTGAGCAATTGATATGTCACATTCGTAATCAGTACCGTTAGCAACAACGTAAAACCTCCACGACCCAGCCTCACCAGCGACAAATTCATGAGCTGCCAACTTGTTTGTGTAACTCTCGAAACCATTCTGAATAATGTACGTCCTTACGCCTGCGGGGCTTTGCAGATACATTTCAAATTTGCCATCAACTCTACTTAAGAATTCAATAGAGAATTTAATCCCGAATGAATATGTTTTGCCTAGATCTAAACTAAACAGCTGGTATGTGTAACTAAAATTGCTCAAAGCCTTGAAATAAAAAGTGTTACCAACACCAAGGCTTGTACTGGATAGTGAGTGGCCCTGCCCGTCAATAACCTCCCAATCATCAGGCTTCCCATCTGCATTCGTGTCATTCATGAATAATCCGTTCAATATCACGCCAGTAGCATTGTTTGTGTTCAGCGGGTAACAGCTTTTTTGTTTTTCATAAAGAGGCCATAGCGTGTCGCCAGCTAATTTTGCAGTGCTTGAGTTTGGGTGCGTTCCATCACCGCTAAGCCCTGCCTTCCATTGCCCAAATCCATCGCTAAACTGATCCCAAGGATTAAGACAGATTACACCAAGACTTCTGGCAACAAGCCAAACTCTAAGGTTCATCTCTCGCAAAGAATCTGCGTGAGCTTGATTGCTCTTTGGCGGAGCTAGCAACAAAACTGGCTTTATACCCTTTGCGATCAAGCCCAACAAGATTGTCTTTATGTTTATTGCGTGCTGCTCTGGCGTTACGCCCTGCCCAACATCGTTTGAACCCTCCATCACTGTGCATAATGTTGTTTTCGAGTCTATTGCATCTATACGGTCAATCATATCTTGTGTTGTATCACCGCCAACACCCTTATTCTCTAAAAATGTCAGACTGCCATCAGAAGCAAAATAAAACCAAGACCAAAATCCATTCACCTCTGCTGTTATTGAGTTGCCAAATGGAGTGTAAAACTCACCGTAATTCCGTATATTTGATTTCGATATATCAATCAACCCATTCACAGCATCTCTTACATCAGCGCCAGTGCTATTTAACGGGTCGCCCTTTGCGCCCGCCACTAATTTGTTTATTGTCATGCCACCAACTCCATATCATCATAAATTTCTAAATCTGCAAAAAGCACGCTCAAGTCAAAGTCTTCATTCGAATAAACAGGCACTTTATTTACTCTAAATGATACACTAAAACCTATCATAGAGTTAGCAGAGCCGATTGATGCGCTTACTGAAAACACGCGACCATCTAGGTATATTAGCTCGCCATCCGGCAATGTAACCCTGATAGATAGCGCTGCCTTAGTGCTGAATGATGATTTAAGAATGTCTTGGCCAGCATCGGATGAATCGCGCTCCATGCCGAATACTGGATTGCCATACTGACGAAAGCCGCTAAAAAATTGCGTTACGCCTGTGGCTAGCGGTTGAGATTGTACTTCATCTGCCGAACCACCGAATTCCCCGATAGATAAAACCTCTCCGATGTCGGTGAAGGTTAGTTCACCATATCGAGTTAGGTTGTAAGCTGTTGGTATTTCGGTGGTTGCGGCTATTTTAACGCCTATGTTTACTTGTTTCATTTTTAGTCCTTAAAAGCGTCCCTGCTTTCGTTACTTGATTGCCCTTGAATTATTAATCTTATGACGATATCAATTTAAGATCTTTAATTTTTGAAATTGCAACCTCTGCCATTCTTGTTGCGCCCGTGTTATTTGGGTGTAATAGTGCGCCATCATCTTCAACATAGGTTGTGATGTTAACTTCATTCCATCCACACTCCGCCCCAATATCAATTACAGGCACACCCCACTTTTTAGCTGCCAACCTAATGGCTTCCGCATAGTCAGATATCACTAAGCCAGCCGTATTAGTTGTTGCATTAGGCCATCCGCGACCAGCGAAATCTATAAATTCACTGTACGGCGGAGTGCAAGCGAAAATTCTAGCCGTTGGCAATCTTGTTGTTAGCTTTGAGAATAAAGTATTAAGACCGCCGTAAAATGTTGCTGCTGGGTCTGTATCTGACAAGACGCCCATAGCGACATTCTGCGCCCAGTCATTTGTACCACCTAGCACTGTAACCACGCTAGCCCATAAAGGTATTGTGTTTATTCTCGCGTCTTGGCATATCGCTGTCGCGCTACCATCTGCACCAGTTATCAATGAGCCGCCAACACCCTTATTAGTATGTATAAGTCCCGTCTTTGCTGCTGTCGTTGGTTGCCATCTGTCTTGAGCGACCAGTGAGTCGCCAAATGAAGTCCAAGTAAACCCAGCCCAAGGAAAATCCTTGCGATATTCATCTATTGACGCCAATCTATCGCCAAATGGCTCGTATGACGTTTTGCTTGATGACTGCTCAAACTGAAAGTGATTTATGCTAGTTGCATTGCACGTAACCCTTACAAATGAGACGCCGGCAGGGACGTTATATAAGAATGATGCGGCACTAACGCCTGATGATGGGATAACTACTTTGCTGGCATCAAATGCAGTAACAAATCTCATGTTATCATTGCCAGCAGAGCCGTAATAATCTTGCAGCTCGCTAACAGCGATAAAATCAGATACCACATAAGTACCTGATGCAACTATAACGCCATCAGTACCCATAAAACCTGACGTTACTAGGGTTTTGTCAAATAGATTCTTACCTTTTGACGAGTTAAAAAAAGCGCCATCAGTAGCTTCTGTGGCATCAATAAGCCCATTGACTGCATCCCTTACATCAGCACCGCTACTGTTTAGCGGGTCGCCCTTTACACCCGCAACCAATTTATTTATAGTCATTTAAATCTCCTAAAAATCGCCTTTGCCAAATACACCAACAAACCCGCCAGTTGGCACAATCTGAGTGCGTGTTGATTGCACTGCGATTCGCTGCGGTGAACTCATCGGGCTTTTGTCATCTGCAATCCATTCAGTGCCAGACCAATAGCTTATGTCAAACGTTACGCCCGCTTCTGGAATGATATTCACATATTCAGTTAGGTCGGTGAACGATATTTCTTTTGCTGTGTTAAATCTTAATTGAGCCATTTTAACTCCAATAAAAAGCCCCATTTAAGGGGCTTAATTTAAACTTCTTTCTTAGACTTTGCCTTGGCTTTAACTTCAATCTTAGTTACGCCTTTCGCATTTTCCAAGCATTTAATTAAGCCAATGTCGGTAGTCTCAATTTCGCCAGCTTCGACACTCTTTAACTTACCGTTGATAAAGAATGCCGTATTCGCTGCTACGTGAAACTTCATTAGCCAATGTTGCGTAAACGCGCCATGTGAGTCTTAGAGTTGCGAATCTCCATGGCGAAGTCACCAAGTACGCGAACTTTTTGACCGTCTTGACCAGGTGCTGTTGCATCTTTAGTTTGCCATGCACCAGTTTCACCAGCATTGTTTTGTGCCATAGGTTTAACGCTAATCATACCGGCATCAAAGATAACTAATTCATCATCAGCTAGGTTTGTGTCGATAACGATTTGGTTAACAGCACCAATCAGTGGCAAGTCAGTTGGCAAGCGGTTAACTGCACCTTGGTCGTTAGACCAATCTGACAAGCGTTGGCTTGAGTAGTTTGCACCAACCAAAGCATTAAGTTTGCGAGCTAATGGAATACCAACAGCGATAGTGTTAGCAAATCCGCCGCGTGTAACGATTTCAGCGTTCAAGTCATTGATAGCGTCAAGGCTTAATGTGCCCGCTGCGTGATCAACACTGATTGCGCCAGCCTGATCTAAGAAGTAACGTAAACCACCGGTAAAGGTGCGCTCTTTGCCAGAGATTGTAGCTGTAGCTTTACGGCCACGAACTAAAGCGCGATCCATTTGAATTACTAATTGACGGATGCGCTCTTGAACTTGGAAGTTAAGATCATTTGTATCGCCATACTGCAATGTTGCAAGTGAACGGCGTGACATTTCGACCGCTGTATCCATTGTTTGGAAGAAGTTTTCAACGTTTTCTGGTTGATAGATACCATCGGTTTCAGCTAGTGAGTTTTCTTCACGTGCTACTGAGTCAATAGTCAATACGTCACCGCTAGCGATATCTGCCGCAACAGTACCACCAAAGCCACGGGCAACCGTTAAGTTATTGCCTGTTACTGATTCAACCAATACAACTTCTTCACTACCCGCTGGAGACAGTAGCATGCCTGAGCGGAACTTAGAGCCATCTACGACCGGAATGGTTGTAACTGCTGCTGCTGCTGCGCCAGTAGTTGCTGAGCTAGTAGCGTCAACACGCATATCAAGCCAGCCCATTTTATAGCCGTCATAGGCTTGCATTGGGTCTGACATATTAACGACTGATAAAATACCAGTGCGATTTGATCGTGCAATTTCGAAAGCTTCCGCAATAACTTTGTGGTCAAGAGCGGTTGCTAGTAGACCTGATGTAATTTCTGACATCTTAGTAATTCCTAGTTTAGTTTAATTGATGCATCAAGAAAGCCTTTAAGGTCGCCCCGTTTTTTGGCCTCATCTGCTTTTACGTTTGTGTTGCTTGTTTGCGTCAATGAACCATTTCCGCCCTTACCATTTCCGCCTTTGCCGTGAGACTCACCTACCAAAGATGGGTATAAATCTTTTAACTTCGCTTTGTACTCTGCGATAGTTGTGCTTGATGCTTTGCCATTTTCCATAACAATCAAACTGCCATCATCGCCAAAATCCAAGTCTAATGCAATTAACCGCTTAAGCGCATCACGTGTATGCTCAGTGCCTAATGATGATAACTCACTGACAACGGCGGATTTCTTTTCGTTTCTTACGTTGTTATTAAGTTCATCAAGTTGGCGTTTTAACTCTTCTTCGCGCTGTTGAGCTTTGGTTTTAAAGTCATTAAGAATTTCCTCGTATTGGCCATTCTTTTGCTTTGACTCTAAATCTTTTTCCTCAAGCTCACGCTGACGCTTAGTTTCAGCATCCTCCAGGGCCTGCAAGCGATCTAAAGCCTCTTGCTGCTTGCGTTGCGCCTGTGTTAAGTCGCCTTTTGTGCGATAGAATTCGCGCTTTGTATCTGCTAAGTCTTTATGTAAAAAAAGTGTTTTGTCACCTTCTTTAAACTCAACAAACGACTCTTTCAAATCTTCTGGAACATCATCCAATGTTTCATATTGTAAATTCATCCGAACCTCGGTTAATTACGGCAAACTGCCAATTGATTATATCTTATAACATTTTAGTATAAAGTTAAACTACTCGCCATTCAGCGTAGCTTCGTTAAGTAGCTTCTCGGCTTTATCAGTTAAAACGCCACCATTTTCAAGCTGTCGCAGCGCTTCTAATCGACCAATAACGCCTTGCATGTAATCATTACGAATCGCATCACGCTCTTGAGGTGTTAATTTCACACTCATAAACTCACGGTTTAGCTTGATTTCAACCGCATCGCTAACGCCTTCAAACATGGCACAATAGCTAATAACACGCTGATAACTTTTCTCAAGGCCGCTTTGTAGCGATGAAAGTACACTCATCTTTTCTGCTGAGTTGATAACCTTTGCTGTTGCTGTCCCTTCTTCTTGCTGATTGTCGATATCAAACACACCACCAACCGCCTCGATCTCTTTTGCATTGCGGTCTAGATAGGTGAAGAATGCGCTTGATTCTGCCTGCCAATCCATAACGCCATATGCTGCACCTTCTGGCAATGGGATGTGAGCGCCTGCGCCTGCGCTGATATAATCCTTTCCTGTCATATCTTTGTAAGTCCCAAAAGCCATCGGAGTCCACCCGCTAGACCATGACACAGGCGCACCGCTAAACCATAGCGCCTCTTTCATTTGAGCTGATACGTTATAGCGAGCAATAGACTTTGATGCAATCGGATACAGGTAACCTAAAGCATCAGGAATAACACCCTTCGGAAAGTCGCCCTGTATAGCAAACTCAAACGGAATAAAATCAAACATTCCGCTTGGTGTTTCCGGGTAAAATGGCTCAGACCACCCACCTGTTTCAGTCTCAACATATCGGCGTTGATAGTAATTGCCGTTTTCGTCGAGAGCTAGTAACAAATAAGACTTAACATCTTTAGTTACAAATGAACCTTCCTCCCTCTCGCTTTCAATCTCGCGCAATACAATCCAAGACAGCTGCTTAATGCCATTTACGCGCTTAAAGTCCCAGTTGATAACTGATTCGCGGGTGTATAGCTTGATAGATGACCGCAAGCCGAGCGCTTGAACCTGCACAACCGTTAACTGCTCATCACCTACCCCCAAACTAGCTAAGTCGCTATACTCAGCAAGTAATCCGCACCATTTAACCTGCAATAACTCAGCCTGTGCAATCTTCAAATGCTCATCAAGTGACAATCCGTCACCGTCAGCATCACCGACAATGTAAGCCATTGAGCTTGGCAGTCCATCATAATCATTTGGCTGATGAGTCAATGCACCTGTTAATGCCTCGAGTGTTGATGATGGCACGTTGTCATACTCAGCACCTTTGACATAGCGACTATATCTAATAGCGGCTTCATTTGGATCAGCATCCTCGCAAACTGGACTTGGCAAATACAATTGCTGATTTCTAACCGCTTTTAAAGCTGGCTCACCAATAACAGCATCGCGCATTAGTTTGATATAAGGCGCTGCTTGCAGATAATTGGCGTTAACTTGTTCAATACCTAAAGATGACATAATTAAATCCTGTGAAATTTGTTATAAGTGTATAACTTTTAGCTATATCAAGCCAGCCTTGCGCCATGCTCTCTCGCCCGCTGCTGTACCTCTAAGCTCATCGAGCGTTAGTTGTCGCCCTTGTAAATCAGTAAAGCGCTCAATTGGTAGCTTGCCCTCGATAAACAGCTTAGCTCTAGTTTTTCCTAGCACCGATTCAATAAAATACCTAGGCTGGCGCTCTAACCATTTCTGTGACGTTACCTTGGCGCTCACTTGCTCAATATCAAAGATATCCGAGTCTTTGCGACCTTTGTATTTAACCTTTTTATCTGTCTTGCTTTGGCGCTCGTTAAATGCCGCAGCTCCACCAGCTTGGCCACTTGTGACTGGTCTTGTTGTATCTAATGGATTCGCACCCTCCGTGGCAAAAATATAAACTGAGCGTTCATTGTAATGCAGTGGCAAAACTGGCTTTGATGGATCATCTAGCTTATACCTATTCAGATGCTTCCCTAAGCAAATAGTAGTCGTGCGATTATCTAAAGTTGCAAAGAATATCGCCTCAGTTATCACATCTTTATTAAATGCTGCGAATTTATCACGTGCTTGATTTGAATAATGACTAATGCCAGTGCGAGCCAATGTTTCAGCGTATCGCGTCAGGGTGCCATTCAATACACCGCCCATATATTGCTTAGTTGACCTGTTATAGCTGCCTCGCAATTCTGACGTAATAGCCTGCAATGTCATGCCATCTCGAAAGCCGCGCAATACAATGCCGTCAACGCGCTGCATCGCTGTATCTATGTTTGATTTGATGAAGTCAGCCCATACGCCAGTACGAAATGAATCACCAGCCTCAAGAGATATAAGCGCATTATTAGCGGTAGCAACAACAGCGCCACTCACCAGCGGCAATATAGACTCAGGCACTAAATCACTATAAAGCTCATACATAAAAGCCGCTTCATCGTCCGTTAGCGTATGTAGCTCGCTTGTTATCTCGTCAAACATTGCGCTCATGGATTCAGATACTAACTTGCGAATCTCTCTGGCTAGTTTTGTGCGCTCCATCTTGTTTAACTCATCAAAGCCAGATAGTAGCCTTGGAATATCTTTAGATAATTCCTGCATAGTCGGCACGATATACTCGCGCTTTAAGTAGGTTCCGAATCTTAATAGCTGTGCATCGCGTCTAATTGTTGCGTCTAGTGTTTCCATTAAAACCTTCTCATTCTAGGAGCCGCTACAGGCTTGCTTATAGGGAATTTGCGATGGATGAAATAACCAGTACCATCAACCCAGTCATCAATTGCAGGGTGGTCTTTGAACTTCTCTGGGTCGCCTTTATCATCATAGCCTTGTTGTTCAAGCGCAATTGTAAGTTCTGGGCACTTCTCTACATTAACAAAGAAATCATCATGGCTTATCTTTGCATTCATGCAATTAACCCTATCCCTAACAAAAGGATTTGAGTTTGGAGCATCAACCATAAAGCCTGCGTTACTGATAATGTCTATATCTGTAGCTGTTGCATTTGTCTTGTTTGCATTTCCGCTAGCATCTGGATAA